CTGGAAGTTTAAGCAGTGATCGTTCAGAAATATAGCTTCTTGTCTTAATTCCAAACAAATCGCCTCCAAGCGGGAACAGAAACGTAAACGCGCAGAAGTCGTCACCCTGAGACAAGTCAGCCCCAAGTGAACATGGCATGTTCCAGTATTCTCTTTTGCGATGCGGGAGCGTTTGCTCGTACGTGAAGAAATATGTGTAACCTTCCATTGGGATTCCGAACCGTTTTGCCAAAATATCGTTTCTGGCTGCCGGTGCAGACTCTGCTCTATCGACGTCGAGCTGATAGGTCTCGTAAGTAACTGTCTTACCGAGATTAGGATTTGCTTTAATCCACAGTTCAGGAATGTTAACCTCTTTAATGTCATCTAACCGGTAGTACCATATAGAGACATGCGGATTAACAATCTTGCCTTTTAGGATGTCCATTAACTCCATTTTGATTGTATCGCCAACGGAGTTTCGGACAGTACCTTCACTGCTTGTTGCTATAATCAAATAGTCATCGTTCTTAGATGCGCCCTGTTCAATTGCGCCTACAACATCCTCTCGGACATCGCCGGAAAGCCATTCATCAATCGTGGCTATCCTACAGCGTAATCCCTGCAGTTTATCGACTGACATTGGTCTGACTTCAAGTAAGGAGCCATTCAAGAAGTTCTGAATACCCATCTTTGTTGAAGCCAGCTTGGCTCGATTAGCTTTGGATCCGGTCGTGTTCTGAAGCGAACCCTCAGTTAAGAACTTGAACCACGGGCCGCGAGCTCTTGTTATGGCTGTCCTAAACGGTGACATAACTTCATCAGCTTGTCTCATTGTAGGAGCAGTTGTAATCTGATGTGTCGTTGTCTCATCGACAGTTACAAAATATGACTGCATAGCATAGTCATACATAGACTTAGCGGCGCCTCGTGCAACGATCAAGTACTGCTTATTAGTCAGGCGCTTAAGTATACGCTTAGTTACATACTGACCGCCAGGACGACCATCATTAAACGGTTCGAACACGCTTCTTGTAACATAGTAATACCAGCCGAGAACCTGTTCGCCCCATAATTTGAAAGAATCAAGAAGATGCAGATCAGAGCCGTCGGTTAGTGTAAGTTCGCTATCACAGAACCGTATCCAACCTTCGACAGCTTCATCGTCATAGTAGATACCGGGATTTGCAATAAGATCATCAATGCGGTTCATCTCCATCGAGACATATTCATTAACCGGGATCTCGCCGCGAATGACAGCGGCTCTAAACTGCCCATAGTAGATAGGGGTTGCTGTGTTGGATAACAATAGACATCAACTCCTTATCTATTAACCAAACAGGCGGCTAAATTGCTTCTTACCGACATAGGTAGACTCGTATTTATCCAAGCTACGAATCGGCTGAGCGCCAAGCATACTACTTCGGCCATTCTTAGCATTTGCCTTATTTACGAGCGTTTGAACTGAAGAAAAACGATCTTTGTTATACACAGGATTCGATAAGAGATCTGAGACTCTAGTACGCAGCGGACTTCCGCTCGAGGGCGTCTTTCCAATACCGGACCATATCTTATCTACAGAAGAATCTCGTTTCTGTAACGGACCAGCTATTTCGCTGCGGGATTTCGAGTTTAAAGCTGTTGTAGTCTCATTAAGCTTAGAAACCCGGTCAAACATAGACGGCACCTTTGGCGTCTCAGTGGGTTTAGATTCAGGCAGCTTCGTTTCCTGTTTCTGCTCCTGTTTCTTCTGCTCCTGTTTCTCCTGCTTTTCCTGCTTCTTCTCAGATTTCTTTTCTTTCTTCTCTTCCTTAGCTTCTTTTTTCTTCTGCTTCTTCTCGTCTTTATAGTTGAGTTTCTTAAGTAGAGCGTCTTCCTTAGCCGCTTTCGCTTTCCACTTCTCAGCCTTGGCCTTGTTATAGTCATTAATCGTCTTAATAGTAGCCTGAGCGGTCGCCATGAATTCCTTGATCTTTTCAGATCGAGTCTTCTCTGGCGGAATAAGCTTGTTAATGTTACTAAGGGTATTCAGACGATCATAAGCATCTTTAATCTCTGCTGTGGTCATCTCGCCACGGAGTTCAAGGATCTTTTTAGCGTCGCCTTTAGCAATCGCAGCTTCTTTCTGTCGCTGGATTTCAGCAGCTCGATCTTCTGCAGATACTTCTTTAGAAACAGCTTTAGCGCCTTCCTTAGAAGCTCTAGCGCGTTCAAAGTTCTCGACTGTACGATAGCGTTTAATGCCAGCCGGGGTAAGAGATCCGTCTTCATTTTGATAGCGGCGGATGCCCCACTTCATGCCCTTAATACCCCAGTGCATGAGGTAGTCAGAAGAAGAGAAATCGGCGTGCCTCAATTTTGCCAAAGCATCATTTCGCTCCATTTCGATAAGCTCCCAAAGCTCATCAGCGTCATCAATCCTACGACTGAGTTCTGTATCACCAGTTTTTGCAAGAATCTTATTAACAAGTTCTGTTCCGTCCCCGGTATGCTCAGAAATGATTTTTTTAACAGATTCATCAGACGCTGCGAGTTCGTTTATTCTATCATCAACTCTATCAGCATTTGCTTCCCAGTCTTTTAAGTTCTTTTTATAAACTTCGTTAATCCGGTCATACTCTTTTTGTCCAGCTTTTGTTAAGGAGCCATCAGCATTGACGTATTTCTTCCGATCAGCAGCTTTCTCATCCTGTCTACGCTTCTTTCCAGCCTCAGTCCAGGTCCCGTCTTCATTTTGATAACGGCGAATGCCCCATTTCATGCCCTTAATGCCATGATGCATTAGGTAATTCGCATACATCTATGCACCTCCTGATCGTTATTCACTTTCTATTTCTTTGTTGTAATTCGCTGTGCTGATGCCAAGGATTGCTCCAAGAAATGTATCAACGGCTGCGATTGTGCCCACTACTTCTGTCGCGAAGGGGAAGCCCCAGATCTTGGACAGGGCGAAGTAGAGCGTACCGATTGCCGGCAGCATGATCTGGGCAATCCATTTGAGAATGTCGTATGCTTTGTTTGTTAATTTCATCTAGTACCTCCTGTCTGCCAGTATGTTGGCTCGTAAGCAAGCATTTACTTATTCCTCGCTTTCTGTTTCAGTGGGCATGACAAGTAGTTCCTTATAAAGGCCGGTTGCCACGTCATTACCGTCGAGATTGTGATAGGCTTTATAGACCTTCTTGATGCTCTCTTTCGCGTAAATCGGGCAATAGCCTTTAGCTTTGTACTTGTTATAGTTGCTTACAATAGATTCGCGGAGAAGACTTTGAATCCCCTCCGCGATCGCTTCGTTTTTATTATGCTCTTCCTTCATTCGGGTCAGCAGCGTTCGGTATCCCCAGCCAAGTATCGCCAGTGCCAGGGTGAAGAGCCACTCGACCCAGCGTGATCCTATGTAGGCTAAAATTTCCATTGTAGACTCTCCTCGATGTCAAAAGGGATGCTAAAGCACCCCCAGGTTACTGTTGTAAAGTGTGCTTTAAGTACCAAGAATGCTGTCACTAATGACTTTGTCAAACTGTAACAGGTTTGAGGTAGCACCACTGACATATCCGTCAAGCGCAAGCATTGATTCTTCAGTGTCAGGGCAATAAACCTCTAACGGCAAGCCAAAACTGATACACTCGTTTACTAATGTGCTACTAACAGCAGTTGTTGCGGCATCAATAAAAACTTCATTGTTGACGGTCTTCAGCATCATGGCATTACGTTGCGTCCGATCGTAGTATTCATCGGCTAACAATCCAAGCCTTGCCCCTGCATGGCAATCTCTTACATAACGTAACAGTGTGTTACTGTACGATATCCATGTAACGCTTGACAGCATCCCGTATTTAGCTACAGTGCCTACAAGACCAGATATCATCGTTTTCGTTGGAGATTGTGCGGGCTTTAACTCTATGTACGGATGCAAATCGATATCTCTGCACAGTTTTATAAATTCATCAAATGACGGTATCTTTGTCCCTTTGTACGTATCCCATTTAGCCGGTGTGCAAGCGTCATAATTGGATAAGTCGTTGTAAGATAATGATCCTATTGATGTCTGTGCAGAAATTGCAGACCCATCCGAAGCGTTGCAACATGTCCTGTTAATTGTGTCATCATGCAACAGGACGGGCACATTATCGGAAGTCCAACTGATATCGGTTTCAACAAAATGCCACCCGTCTTTTTTTGCTTTTATATAAGCAGGCTTCGTGTTTTCCGGTGATTCAATATGTTCCCCTCGGTGTATGATCGATTTTAACGGATAATTATCCGCAGTATTATATGCCTTACTGTTGATCGTTGCGCCAATTCCATTAGTCCAGTCAGACGCAACTATTCCGCGTTCAATCTTCGCCTTTCCGTCACCGTTCGTGTTAAGTCCTAGCCTGATATATGCTACCTGTGATTGCGGAGTGATCTGTTTGATATAATATTTGTAACTTCCGACGGTGCTTTTCTCTGTCACGCCTGTTTCATAACTAAGCACTGATTTGTTACTGTCATAAAACATTAACCTATACCAAAAATCGCCCGTACTGTTTTCCCACAGTTGCAACGTATATACTTCACCTACTGTAACAGGAATGAAATCTGATACAATCGGTAATTTGCTAAGATTTCCTGCAATGATAGATCCATCGGTATCAAGTACGCCGAACACCTTCCGTGTTTCATCAAAAAGGTTTGTTTCTCCCGTCTTTTTGATGCTCGTTATCGCTTCGCTTGTTTGGTCAGCATTGACGTTCAAGGTTGTCATTGTGGTAGCAAAATTATAATTGCTACCTTCGCTATCCGTAAACATACCCATGAATTTAACCACACATGACGGAACGTCGGAGTATGTATAACTGGATGTCCTAATTCCATCGGGTTCGATCAATGTATATGTAGATGTGTCCAAACCCGCATCAGCAAGAATAGAAGGCAAGTGAAGCACCAGAAGACTATTACCGTTTGGAATGCTTACGGTTACTTCGGTTCCACCACTTCCGT